GGCGAATGGGCAATCCTGCTTTATCAAGTCTAGCTTCCAAAACGCCACCCAAACCATTGGAGTGGTAACTACCAATATGTGTATCAGGTGTAATTTCGCGAAGCTTGCAATAAGACTTCGGTACACAAACCTGCGTTAAGGAGCGCACACTAACACATCTCAAGGATTTATCCGTTGAGACGATACCGGATAGGATCTTATCCTTCTCCAGCACGGTTTTAAACCAATTAATGTGCTCTTCGGAGCCCGTTAAGGTACCGCTAAGCTTTGTATCAAGATACGACTTAGCTAGTGGTGTGCCTTTGTTGGCTTTAGTCCCGAACCGGCAATACGATAAATGTTCGTCATAGTCATACTTACCCAAGATTCCAGCACAGATTTTACGTGCTGTCTGCAAAATTAACTGCAGACCTGGGGTGACTTCGAGCGGTGTACTAACAAGCCTTATAAAGTTAGCCTCCTGTTTTTCTAGTTGGCGTAACGATAGGGCTTCGTCATTGTACTTATCGTGTCGAAACCGGTAACGCTTGAAAAAGCTATTCAACTGGGTTTTGCATTTAAATAGATGCGGCGGTAAACCATCCGCATCGGGCCACGCAACATTTCGCATGGCGGCAAAATCCGATCTCTTAACCTCATCTAACGTCGGCACCGCAAGTGTGGGGTGCATAGCGCGGAAATCCTTAACAAGAGACAACCAAGCAGAACGCATGGCTACATCGGTAGAGAACCTACCGACTCTCTTTTTATCCTTCTTACTCATCGATCTATTATTCATGGAAGAACTCCATTTAGAATAAGGGTTTTCACTTACAGAATTGTCACTACAGAATTCCACCCGTGGTCCAGAAAGTTGACCAGTCAGCATCAAAGAGCGTTTGCGCTCCAAGTGCATTCAGGATCACACGATCAGCCGCGGAGAATTCAGAGTGGACCGAACGTTCAAAGTAAAGTTTGTTGAACTGTATACGGCCAAGTGAGTCGATGGATGGAGAAAGAATTGAAACAGTATTCTTTGCCATACCATACATACCACCTTGCAAAGGCGGGGGTGTTGCTTTCGCTGTGATCTGCTTCATAGTTCTGTAATCAGTCGAACCAGCGTCAATTAGGTGTATACCGTTACGTACGGTTTTGCCATCATTGATCATGGTAATGACTGTTCCAGCTGTGGCAGCCAAAGTCGGAGCAATTAAGATGGAACTGTTATTAAGTGCCATTATGAAACCTCTCTTCTGCGTTTAACTTCAAATTATCGATAGACGTATCTACCAAAATTCTTCGGTGGACGCTCAGAAGTATCCTCAAACGCTGCAAGCGTAGGTCGCAGAATATGCAACCTTTTTGCAATTGGTTTGAAGAGTAATGCAGCACCGTCAGCAACACGCTTAACGGCGAGCGCTTCACGTCTCCAGTTCGGAGATGTGGGTAAATCAACTAATAGTGTTCTGTCAAGGTGCCGCCGTTCGAATATGTACGGTTGGGCTTTAACAGGCCACGTCTTTCCTAACAATGTATCTGTGGCATACTGCACCACATATGTCTCAGTACGTTCCGATTTTACGGATTGTACGGTACATTGTACTTCTAGGAAAGGTTTCGGTTCCATCATTTTCAAGAAGTCACCGAAGTTG